TGTGGCTACCGCTAGCGCCTTCCATATAGGTGTCACCTTCGACTGGGTGAATGCCACCGTCGAAGCATAGCAGGGGCACGTGATGTCGGAGACGTTTGTTCAAGCCTTCGGGTTTTCCAGTGAGGCGGAAGTAGCTGGGTACCAGTCGCCTTACTCCTTCCCCCACGCGCACCCTGGCTCCGTCTTCATAGCCTCCACCGGGACTATGTGGAAGCCAGGGTGCTGGGAGAGGGTGGTGGACATGATGATGTTTCACCGGTTACAAGGGTTGCATTGCTGGCTGGAGGAAATCCCGGATACCCTGGAGGCTGTTCCTTATGCCCACATAGGAAAGATGAGGGACAACGGCACCATGAAGGGAAGAAACTCAGGGTTGCAGAATATCTGCCTCATAGATACGGACGTTCTCCCTGAGCCTTCGCTCCTCTTGGAACTCTTGAAGTATGACCTTCCGATCACAGCTCCCCTCATTGATGATGGAACAGGAGCCGCTGTGGGTCATCCTAGATGCACTCCAGGCCAGGGACTTCAGCGGATGAGGTGGGTTCCTCAGTCCTTCATTCTGTTCCAGGCCAACGTCTTCAACGGTGTCCCGCCGGGGATATTCGACCAGGTGACGACAGAAGGCGTCTTGTTCGAGGCCTTTTGGCACTATAGCCATAGAGCCTATATGGACACTGACGTAGAGTTGAAACTAGCCACACCCGCTACCCGTAGCCAGGGTCTCATAGGGGTTGAAAAGGCGGAGTGGCTCAATAAGGTAGACCATGCAAGGAGAGAGCCAGCGGATAGGATGCCCCTTAATCCGAACGGTCCGTATATCGTAGATGGCATTTACGCTCCCTACCTTCTCCCCCGAGAGGAACTGCCCCAATACTATGACTACCTACAAGCAAAATCAGAACCTCAACTAGTCACTGTCTGAAAGAAACACTCAAGGGGCAATTAAATGGCTAAATACAAATCGTCCGGGTCCCAAACACTAACCGACTCCATCGTGACTGCCCTGGCAATTGGGTCCAATGCTGGCACAGTCCAACGAAACTGGATTCACGAGTACACCATCGCTAATGTGGGGACTCCTGCCGACTTGGTGACTCTTCATACAGTACAGCGGACCACGGCAATCGGCACGCAAACGGCCGTGACCCCGACTGTAATGGACTTCGCTGACCGGGCGGCCCAGGCCGACGTGGGGGAGAGACA